CGTATTACGTTTGGTAATTTACTTACGTAGTCAATTGAATCAACTTGCTAAGCCATATATCTTTGAACCAAACGATAAGATTACACGTGACGAAATTAAACAAGCGGCAGAGAGCTTAATGCTTGAGCTAGTAGGTCAAAGAGCACTGTATGACTTCCTTGTTGTTTGTGATGAATCAAACAACACTCCGAGCAGAATTGATAGAAATGAACTATACTTAGACATTGCTATTGAACCTGTTAAGGCTGTTGAATTCATTTACATTCCATTAAGACTTAAAAACACAGGAGAGATTGCAGGTTTATAAAGCATAAAAATAGGCCCCTGGAATATGGGGCCTAAATTTGCTAAATACTTGTAACAGGAGAACAAAGAATGGCAATTTCAACATTATCGAAAATTACAGTTCCTTTAGCAACAGGGGATAGTGCTAGTAACCAAGGCTTGTTAATGCCTAAACTACAGTATCGTTTCCGTGTTACATTGGAAAATTTTGGTGTTACTACACCAAGCACAGAATTAACAAAACAAGTTATTGATGTTACTCGTCCAACCGTAAACTTTGAAGAAATTGAAATCCCAGTTTATAACTCACGTGCATATCTTGCAGGTAGACATAGTTGGGAAGCAATTACACTAAACTTACGTGAAGACGTTAACAACAACGTACAAAAACTTGTTGGCGAACAACTTCAGAAGCAATTTGACTTCTATGAGCAGTCAAGTGCGGCTTCAGGTCAAGATTACAAATTTACTACACGTATTGAGATATTAGACGGCGGCAACGGTGCTAATACTCCAACTGTATTAGAAACATTTGAATTATACGGTTGCTTTGTACAAAATGCGGCTTACCAACAGTTAGCATATAGTTCAAACGAGCCTGTTTCGATTCAGTTATCAATACGTTACGATAACGCAATTCAAACACCGCAAGGTACAGGTATTGGTACAGCAGTTGGACGTACAGTTAATACTCTAGTAACTGGCGGCGGCGTATAATAACTCCTAAGCCATTCTAAACACTAAGGGAGCGTTAAGCTCCCTTTTTTATTATATACGCACTTAATTTAATAAGATAAATATTAATATGGCAAAGTTCACAGGATTTTTTGATAGTTTAGCAAATGGTGTTTTAGGACCTAAAGGTAATATGGCCGACTGGCAACATGCTAGTCGCTTATATGTTACTGACAATCAGAAACATGCCCCTAAACTAAAGTTTTTATATCACGTTACTTTTTACCTCACAAGTGAAGCAAAAAGTGTTATACCTGAGGTTGCTCAATATAGTAGCGAAATAGGTATGCTTGTAAAACAAGCAGATTTACCTAAATTTACTGCATCAGTTGAAACAAAAAACAAGTATAACAGAAAGAAAAATGTACAATCACGTTTAGATTATTCTCCGGTTAATATTGTATTTCATGATGATAACTTTGGTGCAACTACAGCTTTATTAGAAGCATATTACAAGTATTACTTTGCAGACGGTGCTCATTCATTGAATAATGGAGCATACGGCAACAGATTAACAGGTGACACTTTGTATGACGGTTCTGGAACTAACTCATACAAATTTGGTATGGACAACAACATACCTAGTGTACCGTTCTTTGATAGAATTGAAATAGCTCAATTATCTAAAAAATCATTTACAAAATATACTCTAGTTAATCCAATTATCAGTGATTGGCAACATGATACATTAGATAACACTGATGGTTCGTCACCAATGACTAATACTATTACAGTAAATTATGATACTGTATTTTATGATAGAGGTGAAGTAGAGGCAGGAGAAAATGGAGAACCTGCAGGATTTGGAGCGGTAGATCATTATGATGTAACTCCTAGCCCTATAAGTTTACAAGGCGGAGGGACACTAGGAATAGACGGAATATTTGGAGCTGGATTAGATTTATATGATTATATTACTAAAGGTAAGAATTTTGATAATCCCTTCGCCGCAGGAATTGCTGCCGCAAATCTTTTTAGGAATATAAGGAATTTAAGTTCGGAAGGACTTAGAGAAGAAGGCTTTAGTATACTAACAGGCGCTATCGGAGGCGCTGCCGGAATAGATGTAAGCGGTGTTGCACAAACTGTATTTCCTAAAAACAACGGATCAGGATCAGGATCAGATCTATTACTAGCAACAGCGGCTGTCGCTGTAGCAAGTCAAGCCGCTGATATAGTACAATCTAGAAGAGCGGAAGAAAATCCTGTACAGCAAGACGATGCTAGATTCCAAAATTTTTCTGCCGCTTATCAATCATCAGGTAAAGCCGGCGGGATAAATGAAATGAGAGCAGAATATAATGCACTGCCGAGCTCTGAAAAAGCTAAATTTGATTAAAGGAAAGTATTATGTCAGGACTACCAAAAGATAAACCGAGTAATTACAACGACAAAGGTGTACAAAAATTCTTTGACCTTTATTTTACAAAAAAGGTTAGTTTTCCTTCTAATCAAGTAGATGCAGTAGTTGCGTTTTTTGAAAAAAGAGGTTTCGATAAAACTGCGGCTATAACAGTTGCAACAGTTTTATTACAACAAGCAAAAATTGATAACGTAAATGTTTTTAAATTGCTTGACACATTAAAAGGCTATAATGAATTGCAACTTAGTGCTATAGTAACCGAAATTTTAAATTATAACAGAGCAAAAGATAGTACATTAGGTTATAGAAGACAAGAATCTGCTGATAAAACAGAAAAAAGAAATATAGTAGCATGAGCAAATGTCTAGATACGCTAATGGAAAATATTCACTTAAATTTCCTGAAAAATATATAGGAAATAAAACTCCTACATATAGAAGTAGTTGGGAATTTCATTTTATGAAATTCTGCGATGAACATCCTAGCGTAGCACAATGGGCAAACGAATCGATTAGAATACCATATAAAAATCCTTTAACAGGTCGACAAACAATATATGTTCCGGACTTTTTTATAGCATACTCTGATGCAAAAGGAAAAAAACGTGTAGAGCTTATAGAAGTAAAACCTGCTAATCAATCATTCAGAGAAAAATTAGGAAAAAGTAAAGCAAATCAAGCCGCATGGGTAGTAAACCAGGCTAAATGGGCCGCTGCCTATGCTTGGTGTAAGCAAAAAGGCATAGTGTTTAGAGTTATTACTGAGAATGATATTTTCCATACAGGGTCTAGACGATAAATAATAGTAGCATATAATGGTGTAACAAATGACTAAAAAATTAGAAGAATTATTAAATTTACCTGAGTCTAAAGAAATTGTAGATGATGCAAAATCTAATGAAAAGAAAAAAGACTCTGCAATAGTAGAGCAAGAAGAAACATTCAATGCTATGGAAGAATTTGATAAAATTGCATCTGCTTTGCCTAAAGTTAAAGGGTTAGGTGATAAAGCAGATGCAGAACTAGAAGACATTGCTCAACGTGCATTAACTGCATATGACGATCTAATGGACTTAGGTATGAATGTAGAAAGTCGTTACAGCGGAAGAGTTTTTGAAGTTGCAGGCAACATGCTTAAAACTAGCTTAGACGCTAAGACTGCTAAATTAGATAAAAAACTAAAAATGATAGAACTACAATTAAAAAAAGAAAAAATGGATAGAGATTCTTCAACCGGCGAAGATGGAATGATTGAAGGTCAAGGGTATGTTGTAACAGATAGGAATAGTCTATTAGAAAGGCTAAAAGGACTAGATAAGGATAAATAATACATATGATAGGGAAGAAAGAAATGAAGTCTTTTGTAGAATATTTGACAGAATCAAAAAAAACTTACGAGTTTAAAATTGGAGTAGCTGGAGATGTACCAGAAGACTTTGAAGACCATTTGGAAATAGGACTTAAAAAATACGGTTTAGAAAATTTAAGTTCTAGTAAGCGTACACCTATTACAGAAAGACCTTTAGACTTCCCTCAACTGCAAAATACACAAGTAACATATTGGGAAGCCGAAGTTACTTATCCAACTACTGTTCAAGTATTACAACAGTACCTAGGCGAAATTTGTAGTGTTCCTCAAAGTCATATTATTGTGCGTAATCCAAATGAACCTCAAGAAGAATACCAAGAAACAAAAGAGGAACAAGCATACGAAGCAATGTTAAACACTGAAGATATGGGAGGAGAAAGTGCCCAAGATTCAGTTGCAGGTAACAGAGTAATGGATTTATTAAAAGAGCTAGAAGCGGCTCGTAAAGAAAGAGAAATTGATCCAGTAGAAGGTGTATCTGTAGGCGAATCAAAAGACATTGGCGACACAGAAAACACAAAAAGCCCGATAGGAAGTTAATACTATGGATATGAAGAAAATTTTAGAAAACATGGATTCAGCGGTTGCTGGTAACAAACCGTCTACTGCACAAAAAGATGTTAACGACATGAAAACTATATTAGAGTCGTTACAAGAATGCGGCGGCATGGAAGAAGGCGGAATGATGCCTCCCATGGAACAACCAGAAGATAAAGTTACAATGAATGTATCTTTGAACGCTAGAGGTATTGATGCTATTGACGAATTGATTACATTAATGGGCGGAAAACAAAATACTCACGTTGATATGCCAATGGCACACGATGCTATGCATACTGATGTTCATTCACATAATCCAGAAATGGAAATTGAAATGCCAAGCAATGGCGAAGAAATGGATATGGCAACTATGAGAGCTATAATGGCAGCAGGTGAAAAAGCATCTGATGAGCCAGAGATGGACGATGATATGGAAGAAGAATGGGATAATGCTCCAGACGAAGAATATTCCGATCATAATAAAATGACAAAAGATTTAAGC